TAAGTTGTTTTGAAACATCCTTTCCTATAATTCTATTTAGTGACTTAGTTTGTGCTTTAAAAACATCACCAAGCATAATCTTTATATTATTATCTTTAGCCAATGATTTAACTGTACTATCTACTACATATAATTGGTCATAGACTTTCTTAGTAATCGCGGACATATTTAGTCCTGTTTTATAAATTAAATTAGCATTAGGTTTAAAAGTGGTATGTCCTAGAACAGATTGTTCAGCGTCTTTTATAATTTGAATACCTATAGCATCAAGAGCTTTAAGTTCTCCCTTATTAGTAGCAATTAATGCAGCTTTAATAGTTTCTGTTAGCTCGGTGTCTTTAAGAGCATTAATTGTAGTCATATCGTCAGAACCGGATAATGTTTTTAGTATCTTATCTTCGACATTAGTTTGAATCTTTGCTTTTTTCTTTAGAATATTTAGACCTTTCTCTACTGTGGTGGATCCAGCTCCCTGATGATATCCTACTTCTATATTAGGATACATCTTTTTAACACTTGTCGCAAGATAATTAGCTGCTTCGTCATCGCTTATATTGAATTGTTTTTTTAGTACTGCTTTAGCATCCGCGATAGCTGCGATAACTTTAGGATCTCCTCCTTTATAATTTCTTATAAAATCAGTAATCATCTTTCCACTTACCATTTTATCTGAGTGCATCGTTGCATGTTTTACTACGACAAATAGTTTGGTGAAGAACACACCTCCGAAAAATTCTAATGCTGCTGGAGAAATATGGGCCATCTTAATTTGTTCCTCACTAGGACCCTCAAGTCCTAGTTCATTTATTCCATGTAGATCAAGCATAACACCTGAGAAATATCGTCCGACTGCTGCCCACATAGGTCCTCCGACAAGTGGACCCCCGGTTGTCATAGAGCCAAATGTAAATCCCGCTACTGCAGCTCCTGTTTCAATTGCTTGTCTCTTAACAGCTCGAAAATCGTTAAGAACATTTCCAGGATCATTAAAGGGTCTAAAATAGCCATCGCCGTGTAATTCTGGCATAATTCTCCATACTAGCACTTTATCTTTAATATTACCTTGATTATCCATTTTTCCTAGAATTAAAGGTTTTTCTATAACTTGAATAGCATCGGGATTTTCGTCGTACTCCTCTTGTGTGAACATTCCATTCTCAATAAGATTACGAACCAAGAGAATTTTACCATTGGCTTCGAGAAAATTTTTTGTTTGAAAACTATAACCTAGATCGGCACGAACCTGTCCCGGTGCGCCGTCATCAGTTCTTATGCCCGATAATTGTAATTTAAGTTTATAAGGAATATCTCCTGAGTTTTTTCGAAGTGTAAATAAGGATTTATCAGACCATTTAACTATTGCTTCTTCACTTAATTTTTTTTGATCAATTAACCATTGTTTGGCTTCTACTTTAGCACTCTCAACTAACTCTAGATCAATACCATACATATTTAGAGCTTCTTGATTGGTCATCTGAGTAGTGGTACTCTCAGTTTCTTTGGCTAGTTCTATATCCTTCTCATATTTTCCCTGGATATATTCATCGATCGCTAATTGTGAATCTTCAGCAGTAATAAGTTTATCGATGGTCTCCTCAGCAATGTCTAGACCACTTTCGAGAATTTTTTGTTTCTTTATTAATTGTTCTTCGTTTAAATCTGCCATTCATTTATCAATTTAATAGTTCTTCTAATAGTTTTTTTTCAGCATCTCTAGCTTCTTGTTGCCATGTCGCTAAGACAGCAGTATCAGCAGCCCCTAGATCAAATGAGAGAAGTCCTTGACTCCATCCGACTGAAGCTATTTGTAAAGGTGTAAGTGAGTCTAGTTGTACTTTTCCTTGATATACATTATTAACTTGCGCTTGATCTACTCCTTCGTGATTTTCCAGTATTTTCGTTTCTGCATAATTTTTTGCGAATGATCTCCAATCGGTTCCTGTCGCTCCTTCGGCTGTAACTTTTCCAGTTGTTGACTCAGGATTCTGTGTACGATATATAGTTACTCCTTCCTTATAGAGTTGTTGCATCTCTAAAGCAGCTTTATCGAGAGAAACCAATGTTTTTAGAGCAGCACTAATCGTTCCTATATTTCCAGCTGCGTCCAATAATCTTTGAACATCGTTTTCTGATACGGGATATAGATTTTTAGCTTTTCCTATAACCAGATTCATTGTATAAGCTTGTAATTCTTGTTGAAATTTAATAATCTCCTTTGAATCCAATTCATTGATCTTGGCTGCGTCCATAGTTAAGAAAGCGTTCATTGCATCATCACTAAATATAGTTTTTATACCTTCAAAAAATTCCCTAAAAGGTAGTACCATTTTTTGAACTCGACCTGTTACTGGATAATCTTTATATTGCTGCAGAAGAGTGTATCGATTATCTTTATCAATTGCTGTTGTCATCTCATTTGCATATGCTTTATTATAAGCAGTTATATCAGCTATATCAGTTGTTTCCCAAGCTGTCGGTTTAAGATTAATTTTAGTTGGTCCCTGTTCAGCTTTCCTCAATTTCGCTTTCGATAATGTCTCAGCTGACTGAATTTGTTTTCCCTGAATTAATCCTTTCGTAACACCTGATGTGATCTTTCCAAGAGGTGTTTTAACTCTTCCAGATGATAGAGGCTCCATCTTACTGGATTCAGTTATAGTATTTAAAGCCATTAAGAGCTTCGTCGTCTTATTGGAATCGTTCAAGACAGCGTCCATCTTTTTTCCGATCTTTTCTGCAGTCGCTGAGAAGGCACCCTGTTTTTGATATTTACCGAATGTCCTATCACCATCTTCACGTTTATAAGTTTTTTTACTTTTTAAGAACCACTTTTCATCATCGATTATTTTATGACCACCAATTTTAATAGTATCGTCCTCTTTAATTTCATATGTTCTAGTAGCCATTAGTTCATCCTTTTAAAGTCAACGTCGAGTTGAGAGTAGTCCACTTTCCAGTAGCCATTCTCATCGACGATAGAAGCGTATGGAACTTCGTGCGCCATTACTCCTTCGTATTGATCTTTACTTCCTATAAAGTTAAACGAGTAGATATTAATGCCCGTAGGCGATTGACCTATTTGTTTAACATTTTCTTTAAGTCTTATATCACTACCCTGCATCGTACCATATGCTGCACCTAGTCCTGCGAGTTGACCTGCGATTGATGGTTGACCGAAGACTTGACCGACCATTCCCGTACGTTCTTGTCCGTATGATCGTATCGGTGCTCCTGCCATTATTCCCGTGCCAAATCTTAATGCTTCTCTTGGATATTCTCTTTCTTCTATGAAATCTCTATATTCTTCTATTAATTCTTGTTGCTCTAGTCCTCTTCCGAGTGCGCCGAATTGACCGAGCTGTTGCTGTGCTCCCGTTAAAGCCTGGATCTGTCCACCCGCTGATGCGAGTTGTGCTTGCCGATCAGCTTGAAATCTTTGGGCTCCGGATTCGAAGCCCGCCTGACGCATTCTGGCACTTGTGTCAGCGACCGTATCGAGGTATTTCTCTCCCGCAAGTGCACGTTCAACGCCGTGTCTTGCACCACCAAAGGCGCCAGCCCCCACAGCACCGACGTTAATTCCACGAACATTCTTTTGGTACTGCTCCTCGAGGTCTCCTAAAACTCCTGAGATTACGGTATTAGAATACGGGTTCATATAACTTTGTGCCGTAGCTGTATCGTATGTCTGTGCTCCTATGTTTGCAAGTTGACCTGCTTGAGGAAGAATTTGATTCGAGATAATACCACCTGCTTGTGTCTCTGCTGCTGAGAGACCTGCGATCCTATCGCCTGTAAAAGGTTGATAAGGGACCTTGTACTCTGATTGAGTTCGATCTAAAAGCTCCTCCTGGAACTCCTTAAGATATTCAGGAATGTCATATGAAGTCGATGATGACTGTGGTGCTTGAACGACTGTCGTGCTTCCCTTAAATAAAAAACCCATATATACCTCCCAGTGGCTTAAATCCTAATTTAATAAATAACTTATGCTTTCTTTCAACGTCTTTTCCCTGAAAGATTTCAAGTAGTAGTGTTTTCTTAATTGATTTTGCATATTCTTTTAAAACTATCATCATTGATCTTACAACTTTAAAGTTCCTACATTTTGGCAATACGTGAATCCACAGCATCCTTAGAAACTTCTTGTCTGTAAACCATGTATCGTCGATCGTTGCTCCTAGCGTACCAACAATCACGTTATTCTTATTTACTACTACTATAACAAAACTATTGCGAATGTAAAAGAGAATATTGTCAAGTAATTTCTTATTATTGGCAGATCCGAAGTTATGAGGACTTTCTGGAAGCCATGTTTTTAATACCTCCCTGATATCGATACCGTCCTTTAAAGTCGCTTTTCGTATGCTATAATTACCTTCTTCCATCAGGCCTTATATTAATTCTCATTGTTCCTAATCTCCAGTTATCGCCTAGTTCTGAATTTGCAACTTTAAGAGAGATTTGTCTTCCTCGAGCCCTGAGATTTAAATAAGTAGTTGTATTACTAACGTTCTGTGTTGGTTTAGCAGTTTTAGTATTACCTGGATAATCTCGAACTGAGATTGTAATTTGTGTATTTCCTATTAAATTTTGAAAATCAGGTATAAATTTATTAACAAAACTAAAGTCTTCTCCACTAGCAATATCACCGTCCCCTGATTCAATATATGCTGATAAAGCAACTCCATTGGCGTCGTAACCTTCTTCTTGTTTATAAAGCACTGTTCGACCAGCAGTTAGTCCATAGATCGTACTTATTGTATTTGCAGTAGTAGCTGCTGTATACTCAGAAGCTATTGGATTTGGATAGACCCCATTATCCATCCAGGAACCTCTTTCAAGGTTTCCTATATACCATACTTTTTCAGCATAGTTATAAATAACATATCGATCGATCTGATTAGCTGACGCTGTACAATAATACCAGATGATTTCATTAAATTGTGAATTGTGTCCCGCATAGACTTGAGAATATTGAACTTTATTTATATCATTAAAAACGTAATTTTTAACACTACATGGAATCTCTTGAACTGATCCAGCATACGCGAAGAATTTACCATCGCCCATCCAATACGCGATATCTTCCACTAGAATACCAGAGTTTAAACCTACGATACCGCAGTCGGAACCTAATTTTTTAAAACCAAAAGTAAAAGGCGCCCCAATAAATTGCATAGAGAATATAGTAGTATCAGTCCATATTAAAGTTTCTGCTCTTCCTGCTTTGGCTGCCCGGATCTCTGATCCAGCAGCTAGACGCTGTGAACCTGAAGTATTAATAGCATTTGCTGTAAATTCATTATAGTTCTCTTGATCGCTCCAACGTATAAACATTTTATCTTGTGATGAGGAATCGGCAATAGTTGTCTCTGTTCCTAGACAGACCAAGTGTCGTGATTCTGGAGTAACGAGAGAAAGAATACTTGTAGTAGGTGCATTTGCGATTGCTGTAGCTCTATTAACAGTCATACCTCCTGAAGTATCCCATACATAAGTTGATCCATTCCGCTTGGTTATAATTAAATCCTCACCCCAATTATCTAAGCTCCATTGAGCCAAATCTATATCGATCTCAGATGTCGTACGAGATGTACCCCATGTTGATAAACTCCATGTTGCTGCACTCCACCCGTACCCGAACGTTTGAGTTTCTGGGCCAATATTCAATTGATAAGTAGCAGTACAATTAGCAGTATCAGTAACCGCTGATGTTGCGGCGTTCCCTGTTGTTTCGATAGTATAACTGCCAGCATTGGCCACTGCTAATATTTCAAATTCGTTATCTAAAGCAGTATTGGCGATTCCGCCTACATTAGCTGTACTCGTAGCTGAAATGGTAACAAAATCACCTTTATCAGCACCGTGAGCTGCGTGTGTAATCTCCACATTCGTAGATGTATTCGTAGTCGTAAAAACATTTGTTATATTGGCAGTCGATCGAATAGGAGTGATATCCTGAGTCAACCCTCCTCGATAAATATAGAGTTTTTTATTTGTCCCAAGACATGAATATCTAAAGCCGTCCAGATTGAACCAATTAAATAAGGCTCTTCCCGTGCCTAAGTAATAATCAGCAGATAAAGGTTCCCATCCACCAATCTTTTGAGGTAGGCCCCATCGAAAACGTACCTTATCACAATCGATCCACTTACCTTCTGCGGCGGTCGGTGTATTCTCTTTATCTATTCCAGGCGTTATTTGTAGCTGTGTTAGAGGCATATCACTCCTTATATATTAAAACAAGGAAATAGAACATATAAAACTTCTGATTCTAGATTATACCAGATGGAGGTTGGAATCAACTTTCTTATTAATGCTATCTATTCGGTTATTTGTCTGGAGCAACTGTATCTTGTACTCCTACTACAAAAAAAATCTAACCAGTCTTTAACAATTTTAGCTGGAGTATCTAATTGCTCT